AGATGATAGTGAATTGATGTCGTTATTCCAATTCGTGTTTAGGTTTAAAGGCATACGGATCATCTTAGATTGCAGGTAGCCTATTGTTGTGTAACTGCTCATAGTTTCTATTTTTTAAGGTTAAGGTTATAATATTTCGCTACATAGTTTATGTGCTTTTGTGTGGTAACTGACCAACGACCATTTGCTTTGAATGGATTCTTATTTTGTATTAAGTCATTACCATTGATGTAAGCAACTATTACATCATAGCTATAAATATTGTTGCCTACTTGTGTTAAGTTCTGTCTGTACTTTTCAAATTTTGTTGTCATAGTTTTTATTTATTTTGGTTTATCTTATTTAATAATTCTCTTAAGTCATTTTCAGTCTTATACATCATCTCTCCAATAGTTCTATTGTATAGTAATTCTACTGCTTCAGATAGTAAGTTCATTTCTTCAGTATTGAACTTCATTGTTACGATTTCTTTCTTGTTCATAGTTTCTAATTGTTTAATTGATTGATAATTATTTTGTGTACTTTTTACCGAAAATATTACAAAGAATAAATCGAATAGTGTACTTTAACATAGTATAATAAGAGTAATTATTTTTGTAAAACACTCTGACATTTCTGATATAAGTTTCTAACATAATAAATAGTTTTAATTCTTTGGTTAAGACCTTGCCCTAAGACAAGGTTTCGACTACTAAAGTCTCATCAGTTAACCTTATGCTTTAAACTGCTTTGTTAATCTGTTATACTCACTGTTCTTTTGACTTCTGATAACTGCACTTGATCTTAGAGAAGCCATTTTAAACCATTCAACAATTTGTCTATTGTGTTCTTCTGATGAGCTACCCCAAAAAATAGGCACATAATTGCCGCCACTTTCTATTAATCTTATCTGTAATACTGCTTGAAATACCATTAAGCTATATGAGTGCTGCATTGTTTCTACTCTATATGTAGCTTTAAGCCCATTGCTAAAGTGTACTTCTGTTGCATCTCTATTCACACTTACTATTTTAAATGTGTCTAATTCGTTTAGGTAATCTTGTAATGTTTCCATAATAAATAGTTTTAATTAATGATTGATGTTGCAAATATTATAATACTTTTTGGAATAACAATGGCAAATGTAAAGTTTTTTTACATATTAATACTAATGATTGTCATCAATCCCAGCAATATCAAGGGATTGAGAGGGTAAAATTTTTTTTAGATTGATTGTATATTTTCGGGTTTGGTGTGTTTGATCGGGATATTATGCCCTACTTCTCTACTGCTTTCCCTATAATAGTAGATGCGATACACTCCGATTAAGGTGTATTAGGGATGATGTAAGGCAAAGTTTCGGTTAATTGGCATAAGCATCCAGGAGACTCCAGGATACTCCAGGAGATAATCTAAAAATAGAAACGACATTTGTATTCAGTGCATACTATTTTAGTTTGGGTACACCGTTTTGACATTTGGGTTTCGGTGTCGGTGTGTCGGGTCGTATATACATATATAACCCCCACCCTTTTCGTTTCTCAAAAATTTTTGTACATTGCAAAAAATTTATATCATGGCAAAAGCGATTAAAAAGAATAAACCTGTTAAGGGTGTTAGCACAGAGGGTCTAACATCTAGGCAGGCAAAAACACTTCAAAAGCATTCAGTTCACCACACTAAAAAACATATAGCTGCAATGGTTAAGGCTATGAAGGCTGGTGCAACATTTGGACAATCTCATAAAAAGGCTCAACGTAAAGTTGGAACTTAATGCCTAGATCTGTTAAAAAAACAAAAAGTGTTAGAGCTCCTTTTGGATTTCATTGGATTAGAAAGGGCATAGATAGATATAGTCTAGTTAGAAACAAAGGATCTTTTGTTCCTTATCCTGGAGCAAGTCTTACTGTTAAATTCAAAGTAGAAGAAAAAAAATAAAATGCCTAAAGCTGTTAAAAGAGATCCAAAGGTTGGTACTGGTAAAAAGCCAAAAGGTTCTGGTAGACGACTCTACACTGACGAGAATCCTAAGGATACTGTTAGTATTAAGTTTGCTACTCCTTCAGATGCTAGGGCAACTGTTGCTAAGGTAAAGCGGATTAGTAAACCGTACGCTAGAAAAATACAGATATTAACTGTTGGTGAGCAGCGTGCTAAAGTTATGGGTAAAAATGAAGTTGCTAGTATATTCAAGCGTGGTAAAGAATCTATAAGAAGAAATAGAAATGCCTAAGGCTTTAAAGAAAAAATTATACAAAAGAGCAAAAAAGAAGTTTCCTAAAGATAAAAAGCTTCAAGATAGATATGTATACGGCACTTTAAATAAAATTAAGAAATAATGTTTGGAAGTATTTACAGTATGATATACAACGTATTTTGGATTACTGATGATTTATGTGTTGTAGTTTGTCAAGATACTTTTGGAAACATTATTAGTATATCATCTAGCGATGAGTGTTAAGGATAAAAAAACAGAGCAGCTGGGAATGAATCCTGGTACTGCTTCAAATAGACTTAAGAAGAACTTATTATTTGAGTTTGCAAAGAGATTAGACATGCACTGGTGTTATCAGTGTGGTGCAGAGATAGAAGATTGTGATGATTTTACTATAGAACACAAAACCCCTTGGCTTCATTCAGAAGATCCTAGGGGTTTGTTTTTTGATATTAACAACATTGCCTTCTCTCATAAAAGCTGCAACTACAAAGCAGCTAGAAACAGAAAGGGTAAACCTTGTCCTTCAACGACAGCTTATAGAAATGGCTGCCGATGTGAAGGATGCAAAAAGGTTCAAAGTGAGTCTAGAAAAAGATGGGATAAGAAGAATTAAGCTTCTGTACCAAATACCATAAACTCAACTATAGTTCCACTAGTTACAGCAAAAGCTTTTAAATCTATAGAGTTGTTAGCTGGTAAAAAAGCAAACTCTCCACCTTTCAATAATAGTAATATAGGATTTCCAGATGTAGTAGCATCATAAACTATTACGTGATCTGTAGCAGTGGTGTCCGTATTTTTTACATATACATAAGCAGGAGCTGTAAAATCTGCTGCTGTGTGTATTGTAACTTGACCAGAGGCTGTACCTTTAGCTGTAGATGTTATAGCTTTACGAGCTAAACCTGTAGTTGAAGTTGCAGATATAGACTTGTTTAAGTTTAGGCTTAAAGACTGAGATGTTAAGTCTGAACTTGATATTGTTAATTTTGTTGTTACTGTTGCCATTTTATTTTATTTATTAAGTTGCAAATATATGAAATTATTTTATTTTGTTTAAGGTACAGAGTCATATTCTGCACTACTCCCTAGTAAAGTGTTATAATCCCACTCTATTACTGTTGTTGCATATATAAAAGTGTTACCCATTATATCTGAGTCAGCCTGTATTGATACTGCAAATTTTTCTGTACTTTCAAAGTGTTTAGCGTTGCTAAATCCAAAATGTAAAACGTGGTTATCATCTGTAGATGTTATAGGTAAGACTTCAGATTCTTCCAGAGTCCAACTACTCAAACTTGTTCCAGATACGTTAGGACCTAAAGTATAAACTCTAACTGTAAGGTCTGCATTACCAGTTACACTCAATATGCTAAGAGTAACAGATACTACTCTACCATCGCAAGGAGCTAACAAAGCCACATCATCTTGATAAACTTGAGCTTGTTCAAATGTTGTTCCATGTATAGGCATGAAAACTTCAGAAGTACCAAAATCATCTATAAAGTTAGTTGGAAACACTTGATATTGTTTACCAGTAATTATTCCTGTAACATTTAAATTACCAGCTACAGATGTTGAAGAATTAGATCCTTGACCTATAGAAACATCTACTTCGTCTTCTTCACTACCACCAGTTAACTGAAGTCCATATTGAAGTTCACCATCATGAGTTGCAACAAAAATACCAAACATTCCAGATTCTTGTCCATCTGTGGCAACATCAATTTCACATAAAAATCCACCATACTCTTGAGAGTTTTGATTACTATCTTCACCTTTAAATCGCACCTCACCAATATTAGTACCTACAGCTGGAGCTACACCTCTATCTTTAACAAAGATCATTTGAGCTGCATCGTTAGTATCATTACTAGTATTTTTTATAGTAAATATTGGATCGTCTGCATTAGCAGATTCAAACGTTACTGAATCACCATTAACCGTTAAATTTCCAGTGCAATTTAAACCACTATCAAATGTAACTGCATTTGTTATATTACCACCTGATACAGTTAAGTCTCCATCTATTTGTAAATTTCCTGACTCATCTAAGTTTGCTATCTCTACATTAAAATTTTTAAAAGAAAAAGATTGACTTGTTTCATCATTATCTCTATCAATAATAAAACTCATGTTTCCGTCAGAATGTATTTCTAAATTATTGTCTGATCCTGAATTTGTAACATTACCAGTAACATAAAAATCTCCGTCTTCACTTATTGAGCCAACCTCTGTACCTGCACTATTTAGTATTTTTAATTTTTGAGAAGTTTCATCATCATCATTGTCAAGAGTTATATTTACATTTCCATCAGATGTAATAGCAACGTCAGCATCTGCTGCACCTATTATTCTTTGTGCAGTTGTAGCTGTATTAGCGTTACCTGTAGTATCTTGATTTAATGTAGGTACATTATTGGCGTGTATAGTTCCTGCACCATCTACTGTTAAATCTACAGGTATAGCATCTACAACTAAATCTATTGTACCATCACCATCTTCGTATGTAACAGATATTCTAGTCTCTGTGTTTCCACTAAACATAGCTCCAACTATGTCTTGCACCTGTTCTGTTGTAAGCTGCGTATCAGCAGTCATATCATCAACTACTAAGTCGATTGTTCCATCACTGTCTTCATACGTTGCACTTATTCTAGTTTCAGTATTAGAGGTAAACATAGCACCTACTATATCTTGAACTTCTTCTGTAGTAAGTTGTGTATTTGTGTCTGTAGCTACAAGATCTATTGTACCATCACCATCCTGATAAGTAACTGTAATGTTGGTTTCGGTATTGCTAGAAAACATTGCACCAACAATGTCTTGAACTTGTTCTGAAGTTAATACTGTATCAGCAGCACTAAGTTCAACTTCTGCAACTTCATTACTTTTAAAGTATAACTTTCCGTCTGTAGACTTAATATATATTACACCACCGTCTCCATCTACTGGAGTTGAAGGAACTGATGATGATTCTTTTATCTTTACAGAGTCAGCTTTAATATCTCCGTAAAAATCAAAAAGGCTACGTTGTAGTAGCCCTTTCTTAAAAATCCTCATCACTCTTCGACCATAGTCGGTGACTACCTCACCTATACCATTTTTCTTTGGTGATTTCATTTAAATTTACCTTTTATTAGTTTTTTTAACTTTAGGTGTTACTTTTTGTTTACTAATAGCTTTTTTATTTAATACCCCTGTTTGTGGTTTATTATATCTCTTTTTATTTTGATAAGCTATTACTCCCATTTTTTCTATAGAGCCTTTAGAAAATCCACTTTCTTTATCGCCATATCTCATTATATTTTGTCTTGACAATAAATTTTTTTTCTGTTTTTCTAAATCTTTTTTTACTTTACCACCATTTTCCATCTTCTTCATCTTAGCACCATACATAGCCTTTTTCTTCATTTTGGCACCATACATAGCTTTTTTCATAGAGGCACCGTACATCATTTTACCTTTAACTTTACCTCCATCTCTTAGCATTTTGTCGTCTTTTTTCATACTTTCCATCATCTCTTTACTTCCCATACGACCACCTAAAGACATTTTCTTTTTCATAGATCCACCGTCCATCATTTTTCCTTTTCCATCAGCAGCATAAAACGGCACCATTTTTCCATCTGGTCCTTTAACCATTTTTAACTTACCACCCTTCTTCATCATCTTCATTTTCATTTTACCCATTGCTGCACCGCCTGGTGCTTTTTTTACTGCTTTCATTTTTTTTGTTTTTACAGGTGCAATCATTATAGTTAACGCACCATCATGTTTTGATTTTTTAACTCCTGGCATTTTTATATTTCTTCTGTTCCTTCAAGAACATTATAAAATTTATTAATCAACCTATTAGTTTTACTTGTTACACGATACTGGTTCGGTTGATTTGAGTTCCAGGCTCGTTTTTCAAAGACAAAGATGTAATCCCTTTTAACTAGTTCAGGAAACATTCTATCATTAAAGTTTTTACTAACGTACATGTTTTCCCTTATAAACCTTTTGGTAAAAGATCCTTTCTCATCATTTATAAAAAGAAGGAACCTCATTTGATTATCCGTAAGGTCGTACTTTCTTTGGAAGGAGTACAAGGTATCACTGAGATACTTCAGGTAATTCCTCATTGTCTTAGATTAAATTAGGTCAAAGATAATAATTTTCTTATAATTAAAAAATTATCATTACATTTGCGTATAAAATAAAAAAATTTAAAATAAAAACATTATGGCTTTATCAGGAGCAAAATACGAAATGGCTCAATTAGGTCAGTTCGGTTCAATATTTACAGATGGCACAGGAGCTGTAGCAGTACCTACAGATTATATAATATGTGCTATTACAGTTTTAGCTGCAGCTACATTTACAGAATTAACAGTAGAAGATAGTGCAACAACAACCATGTTTGCTACAGGAGATGGTGCTGCTCACAATGAAAGTACTGGATCTGAAACTGCTGACCAAGGTTCTGGTGGTTTAGTGATAGCAGATAATGACTCTTTTCCTGCTGGAATAACTATATACGGTAGATATACAGGTTTTACATTAGCAGGAGGCTCTGTAATAGCTTATCTAGCACCAAAGCATTAATAATGGAAATATTTAAAAACGATAACGCTTGGAATGAGAAAGCTATCGTAGGGTTTATAGCCTTTGCTATTATGTGCCTTATAATGATAGCTGACCTTGTTACAGGATGGGTAGGGTCAGACTTAGTAATAAACGAGTTTGTATACGATTCATTTGTATGGGTTGTGTTAGGCTCGTTTGGTATTTCTGGCGTAGAAAAATTTGCTAAAAAATAATGGCAAAAGCAGTAAAGAAAGATAATAGATTGAAAAAAGCTGGAGTATCTGGTTATAATAAAGCTAAACGTACTCCTAATCATCCTACTAAATCTCATATAGTTGTAGCAAAAGAAGGTAATAAGATTAAAACCATACGTTTTGGTCAGCAAGGAAAAAAAGTAGGATCATTATCTGGGACTGCAGGTAAACCAAAAAAAGGTGAAAGTGCTAGAATGAAAGCTAAAAGAAAATCATTTAAAGCACGTCATGGTAAAAATATAGCTAAAGGTAAAATGTCTGCAGCTTATTGGGCTGATAAAGTTAAATGGTAATATGGCACAAGCAATAAAAAAAGCTAAAAAAGGTAGCACTGTAAATAAAGCAGGTAATTATACAAAACCTGGAATGAGAAAGCGTATATTCAATAGAATAAAAGCTGGAGGAAAAGGTGGAGCTCCAGGTCAGTGGTCTGCTAGAAAAGCTCAGATGTTAGCTAAAGCTTATAAAGCTGCAGGAGGCGGATATAGAAACTAATGAAGGCTTTAAGAAAATCACAAAAAAGTTTAAAAGATTGGGGGGATCAGGATTGGGATTATGTCAGCAAGGAAGACAAAAAAAAGCCCATAAGTAAAAGAGGTAGATACCTACCTAAATCTGTCAGAGAATCTTTAAGTCCTAGTGAGAAAGCTGCTACAAATAGAGCTAAAAAAAGAGCTAGAAAAAAAGGTAAACAATTTGCAAAATATAGTAAAAAAGTAGCCCAAAAAGTAAGAAATGCGTAATGAAAAAAATATTTTATTTAATACTAATTATATCTTTAAACGCAAACTCTCAAGATAGTTTATTTATAGATTGTGAAGCAAATGAAGCTCCTGAAAACTGGTTAGGTGATGGATTTTGCGATGATGGTTCTTACACCTGGAACGGAACTCCTATAAATTTTAATTGTGAAGAGTTTGGTTATGATGCAGGAGATTGCGAAGAACCACTGCCTCCTGAGCCAGAAGGAGTATATGGTTGTACAAATCCTGAAGCACCTAATTACAATCCTTGGGCTGAGTTTGATAATAATACTTGTATAGGATTAAGCTGTTCTGACGGTGAAGCTAAAATGATCCTTAAACTTACATTAGATCAGTATCCAAGTGAAACTGGATGGATACTAACAGATTTATCTAATGGTCAGCCTGTGGATAATGTAGTAGCTGGTGAGTATTCTTACGAGGAAGCTAATCAGACTATTGTGTATGATTTATGTGTGCCTGAAACAGGAGTAGAACTTATATTAAGTGACACGTATGGTGATGGTTTAGAGGGTTCTCTGTGGGGCGGTGAAGATGGTGGTTTTATAATACTTGGAGATGCAGAGCCTTGTGGTAGTTTAGATACTTTATGGTCATTAGATAGTGCAGGGTTTGGTAGTGCTGCATATTCTGGTCCTATATGGTTACAACAATGTGACTTACCTATAGTAGAAGGATGTACAAATAATACATATATAGAGTTTAGTCCATCTGCTAATTTTGATGATGGATCATGCGAAACATTACACACGCTAGGCTGCATAAATCCAAATTCATTTAATTACAACCCTGAGGCTACGTTAAACGAAATAGTGCCTACATGTAACTACACTCTTATAATTGAAGATGATGGTGGTGATGGTTGGGGTGATTGTTATATAGGTGTAGTACAAGAAGACAGTATTCTTGGCACATACACTATGGGTCCTGGATTTTACTCACAAGAGTTTAATTTAACTTTAGAAACAGATAAAGCTGTTAAAGTTTATTACTTTGAGATAGCTAGCCCTCAAACTCCTCCTGCAGAAGTTGCGTTTCAAACTATGCACAACTCTTTTAGACTTATAAACTCAAACGGTAATGTAACACTACAAGGTGGTATGTTTCCATTTTCTAATAATGGGCAAGGAGCACTTAAACCTTATAAACCACCTTTTTGGCACGTATATGATGCTATGCCTTTTTGTGGTGATTACTGTGTACCAAAAATTTACGGGTGTTTGGATGAACAATCACTAAACTACAATCTAGATGCTAATACAGACGATGGTAGCTGTATAGAGATTGTAGAGGGTTGTACCTCACCCTTCGCATTTAATTATGATTCACTTGCCAACGTAGATGACGAAAGTTGTGTGGCAGTAGTTGTTGGCTGTATGAACGAACAAGCTTGGAATTTTAATCCAGATGCTAATACAGCAGATGAATCTTGTTTGTATTTTGGGTGCACTGATCAGTTAGCTCTTAACTATGATAGCACAGCAAACGTAAATAATGATAACTGTATATATCCAATACCTGGGTGTACAGATCCAGATGCTTTTAATTTTAATATAGAGTCTAATGTTAATGATGGTAGCTGCATTCCTGTAATAATAGGATGTATGGACCCTACAATGTATAATTATAATGATGAAGCGAACACAGCAAGCGATAATTGTATCCCTTTTATATTTGGGTGTACTGATAATACTGCTTTTAACTACGACCCTGTTGCTAACACTGATAATGAGTCTTGCATCCCAGTAACTCCTGGATGTACAGATCCAAATGCTTTTAATTACAACTTAGAGGCTAATACAGAAGATTTTTCTTGTATTGATGTAGTGTACGGTTGCACAGATGAAACAGCTTTTAATTATGACTCTTTAGCAAATACTGATAACGATGGTTGTATAGATGTATTAGAAGGATGTATGGATCCTATTGCTTATAATTATGATGCTATATATAATACAGATGATGGAAGCTGTTTGTATGATGCAGGTTGTGTTGGAGATCCTGGAGTTCCATATTGGTTAAACGATACATGCTATGCTTGGGTTATTATGGTTGACCCATACTGTTGTAATAATAGCTGGGATGACAAATGTCAGCAGTTATATTGGAGCTGTAGTGGAGATAGCGAACTTGATACTAGAGATTTACTTAGAGGTCATAATATAGTTATGTACCCTAATCCTATGAGCGACATATTGAATATATTAACAAATGGTCCCGTAGGAATAAAAGTATACAACATAGCAGGTAAACTTGTTATTAAAATAAAACAAAGTCAAACACATAAAGGTTTAAATCAATTAGATGTAAGTTTACTACCTTCTGGTGTATATAATTTTAGCGTAACATATAATGGTAGTACTAGCACAACAAAACTATTAAAGAGATGAGAAGAATACTATTAATATTATTATTTATCCCTTTTTTAGGAAGTGCTCAAGGATTACATAAGATATTTAAATACTCTACTTTCTATGCTGCTATTAATGGTGGTACTTCTTTAGGGGATAATCAAGTTTGGTCTGTAACATCAGGGTCCCTTGAAGAAGATGTAATAGAAACACCTTTTGATTACACTTTTTCTATAGGTCTTAGAAAGATAAAAAGATTTGGATACGAAAATAGAGCTTTAACTTTTTATAATGGTACAGAAAACTCATATAGTGACGCAGCTACAATTGGTAGAGTAGATGGTTTTGAGTATTTATTTGAAGCTGACTTTGTAAGACGTTTAGGTGTAAACTATACTAATCAGCATCATTTTGTAAGATATGTAGCTGACAATTGGGTTGCCAAGGTAGAATACTTAGAAGATGGTTTTGCTGATATAAAATACTTTGAAGCATCACAAAGATATAGAAAACAAGTAAGGGAAGGCAAGCTTTCGTTTAACGGGGGTTTAGTGCAAAGACTTGCCGAACCTTACGGGTTTGATCCTCTTTCTGATTGGGTACTTGATAATGGTACACTTCATTATACATACCTTGCCCTTCAAGAGGGATACAACATCACCCTAGGGGGGGAATATTTTTCTCCTGACGGAGAGCTTGTAGCAAACAGTCAAGAAGTGTGGGAAGAGGTTGTTATACCACAAGTTATAAATAATTATGTAGAAAAACAAAGAAATTCTATATCTAATATTGTAGAGTACTCTTTTGTTTTAGGTTTAGACTATTATCACTTTACAAAAGATTTTTGGTTTCATACTTGGGGAAACATTATGCCCTACCACTTAGACACTGATAATATATACTCATATCACAAGTTTAACAATGGTCAATGGATAGACTATTCTCTTGGCTTAATATATGGTTATAGATTTAATAAAAGTTTAGGTATATTTGTAGAAGGTAGATATAATAAGTACTGGAACAGGCAGTGGCACAACTTTAGTGTTGGCCTTAATTATGTAATATTTTAATCATGGCAAAAGAATTAAGCGAAGAAACATCATTTAATATAAGTTTAAAAACATTAGCAGGTATTGCTGTTCTTATATTTACATTAGTAGGAATGTGGTTTACACTACAAAACGATATAGCAGATGCTAAAGAATTACCTCTTCCTCCTGATCCTGAAATTACTCGTATGGAGTATGATATGAAAGATCAACTTATACGTCAAACTATTATGTCTACACAAGACGATGTTAAAGACATTAAAAGTCAAATGATTAGAATGGAAGATAAGATTGATAAATTAAAATAAATGATTAAACTGTTTTGGATTATATTATTTATAAATTTAACTGCAAGAGCACAAATGCTACAAAACGATAAACTACTACATATGGGTGGTTCATATGCAATAAGCTCTACTGTTTCTTCTATATTATACAACAAAACAGAAAATAAAAATCAAGCTTTAATGTCAGGATTAGTAGTTTCTTTATTAATAGGAGCAGGCAAAGAAATTTATGATAGAAAACATGGAGATTCTAATTGGAATGACATGCTAGCAAATACAATAGGAACCACATTAGGATTAATAACTATAAGGATAGCAATATGAAAAAATTATTATTATTATTATTATTTCCTTTTATAGGAATTGCTCAGGATTTTCCTGACGGAATGGTTGCTGTTGAGTTTAATGCTAGTTTCAATAAATCTAACGAAGTAACTTGGCTTTCAAAACTATCAGACTGTGAAATACAGAGAGTTGATATAACTGCAGATTCAAGGTGGTCTAAAGAATATAAAATAGTGGTTGTCCCTACTATTGTTATATTTAACAATAACGAAGAGGTAAAAAGATTTCAAGCAAATATAATGATGACTATGGAGGCTACTAAGAGTGATGTACAAAACTCTATAGATGAAATAGTTATGGAAGCGTTTTAAATTTAAATTATGAAGTTAAGTAAAAATTTTTCTCGTGCAGAGATAGAACACAGTAACACAGCAAAAAGATTAGGTATTAGTAATGAGATGTCCAACAAACATTTGGAAAACATGCAAAGGGTTGTTGATAATCTTATACAACCTATGCGTGACGCTATTGGTCCTATTCGCATTAGTAGTGGTTATCGTAGCCCGAAACTCAATAAAGCTATTGGTGGATCATCTCGTAGCCAACATAGTAAGGGTGAGGCTTTGGATTTGCAATTTTGGGAAAAGGGAAAAATGAATAATAAGGTTATTTATGATTGGGTATTAGAATCAGGTGTAGAGTTTGACCAAATGATAAATGAGTTTGATTATTCTTGGATACACATATCTCTTAAGTCAAGAGAAAATAGAAGTCAGATTCTTGAGGCTTATAAAAATGAGAAAGGAAAAACTGCTTATAAACTAGTGTAGTTATGAGTAAGTTATTAAATTTTTTAGGAGGGGGTGTTGTTAAACAAGTTGGAGATGTAATAGATAATCTTAGTACTTCTGAAGAAGAAAGATTAGAAGCAAAACGTAAAATGGAAGAGGTTCTTATGCAAGCTGAGTCTCAAGCACAGGAACAAGTCACTAGACGTTGGGAAGCTGACATGAAGTCTGACAACTGGCTATCTAAGAACATTAGACCTTTAATATGTATATTTTTAACTGCAATTTTTGTAGTTTTGTCAGTGTTTGACGGTAATATAGGAGAGTTTGCTATTCAAGAAAGTTATATACCTATATATCAAACATTATTAATAACAGTATATGGAGCTTACTTTGCGGGTAGGTCTATAGAAAAAATAAAAAAAAATTAAATGAGTAGTTTAAAGGGAAAATCTATATCCTCAACTTACAAGAATTTACTGCAAACTTCTGTAGAATTAACAGATGGTAAGCTAAAAGATGTAGAGACAGGGGACGGTAACATTACTTCGTTAAAAATATCTACAGATAAAGTTTCTGTAACTAAACTAGGTGTAGGTACGGGGTCATCAGCTCCTGATGGCTTACTTCATGTTTTATCAGTTAGTGTGGGAGCAGTAAATGCCAGTTCTTTTGCTAACCAAATAGTTTTAGAAAACTCTTCAGATTGTGGAATGTCCATATTGTCTGGTAGAGCAAATGCTGGTAATATTTATTTTGGAGATGTAAGTAGAAATAATTCAGGTCAGATATTTTACGATCATTCTAAGGATTCTTTATCTTTTGCCACAAATGGTTCTGAAAAAGTAAAAATTGATAAAGATGGAAATCTTAGAGTAAGTGGTACGGTATCTCAGTCAGATGATAGATTTGAGCTTGTAGAGTATTTTGAAAAAGTTCCAAGTTTAGGTATAACAGATGCTCAAGTAACTCAATCAACGGATGCTACAACTGCTGTAACTTTAAACGCAAAATATGGTTTAATAACGATGCAAGCACACGATTTAGCTGCTACAGATACTGTTGAGTTTACTTTTAATAATAGTCATATATATGGGACAACATCTCAAGTTTTAGTTAGTTTACAAGATGGTGGTACTATAGCTGATAATGCTATGATTAATGTAATGGTTCATGATATAGCTGATGGTAGTTGTAAAATTAGAATTGGTACTAACGGCACTGACGTTGCTTCTCAAACATTTAAATTATTTTTTGTAATAGATCCTTATGTTACTCCTAATCAAAATTTTGTTTTAGGTGGTACTAATTCTGGGTCTATTCAAGTAAGTAATAATGCAGGAAGATCTGGTGCTGGTTTTGCTGGTATTAAATTAACTTCAGGAGCTACTGATAATGATTTTTCTGTTTTAAGTCCTAGAGATGGAGAAACTGAATTACCACATTCTTTTGATTCTTCAGCTTGGTCTTCTGTGCCTTTTGGTACAGAAAACAAAATAGATTTTTCTTGTGCTATATCCACATCAGGAACTATAACTAATTCTGCTATATGGGCAGGATTAAAACTTACAGAGGTTGGAACTTATGCTACAGATGCAAATCAAGCTTATTTCTTGTATGCTACTGATGATGATTTGGGTGCTTTAACAACAAATGGTAACTTACATTTTGTTTATAGTGTAGGCGGAACAGATTTCATAACAAACTTGGGAATAACAATAACTGCTAGTACTGTTTATAGATTAAGAATATCTTTTGATGAAAACAGACAAATTAGTGTTTTTGTAAATAATGTTCAATATGGTTTAGTTACTACTGCAACAGCAGGTGGAGGAACTCAGTCAATAAGCACAACAAAATCTTTAGCTATGACTGACGACATAGACTTAATTCCTTTTATAGGAGTTCAATCTTTAAGTTCATCAGGTAGAGGTGTTCAGGTGGGGTATATAAAATTATCAAGAGATTTATTCGAGTAGTAAAATATATAGTAAATTTAAATTAAAGAAAAATGGAAGCAATAAATCCTATTATAAGAAAAATAACAATAGGGGACTTAAAGCAAGGACTGACTTATCAGGTAGGTCAAAAGATGCTTGGAGGTTCACTAGAAGTCACCGCAATAATACAAGACGAAGCGGCTTGGTATAAACATCAACAAGTAGTTTATGACGTTTATATAAAAAAAGATGAAGAAGAGTTTTCAAGACCTTGGAAAAGGTTTTTTTCTCAACCAACTGCTATAGAATATAATACTGCAGTACTGGAAGAAGAGTACGAGGTTAAGTAAATAATAAAAGTAAATATAATCAAAAATGAAGCCAATTAAAGACATCTACTGGATAGAGGTAGAAAAAGAAACAGAAGATACTATAATGTTAAACGGAGTAGAATTGTATAGAGATACAACTTACGATCCTATGAGATTAGCAAGACAGTATGGTACGGTGTATAAAACACCAATGCAAGACACTAAAGAAACTGGAATACAAGAAGGTGATAAAGTTTGGTTTCACCATTTTGTGGCAACAGAGGCAAATAATGTCAAGCATGTTGATAAGGATAATATATATCAAGCTTTTGCTGAACAAATATACCTTATCAAAAGAGAAGAGGAGTATATTCCCGTAGGAGTTTGGAATTTTATGGAGCAAGAGATGAAAGAGCCAGAGCAGTCTGAATCTGGTATATTTTTAGAAACTTCAGCATCTGAAGTAGAACTTCATGGAAAAGCAGTTATAATAAATGACTGGATGAAAGATCAGGGAGTTAAAGAGGGTGACAGAGTTATGTGGAGTGAAAACTCTGAATATGACATGAATATAGATGGGCAAAAACTTCTTCGCATGCGTAACTTTGATGTGTTAGCAGTTTATGAAGGAGCAGAATAGAGATTATGCTCTTAAAACTTTAGAGAAGTTAATAGAAGCAAGTAAAGGAGCTGTAGATCTTCTTATAGAAGAAATAGGCAAACCTTTAATAGAGGAAGATGATGCTAAAAGAAGGCAAGCTATCAAAGCAAAAAGAGAGTGCTTTGAAGACTGTCAAGAAATTCTTTTAGGAATAAAAAACCTTGAAGATAGAATCAAGGAAGGGGAATCCTTAATAGAAGAGAAAAAAGATTTTAAAGGATCTTTTGCTGAACGGTATGCAAAAAAGTGATACTATATATCTTGTAGAGGGTAATGAAGGAGAGGTCTTAGAGTTTGAAAACTTAAAGATAGTTCTGCCAAAAAAACCTAGATATAAAAAAGACATATTGTATTATAACCTACCTAAAAAACAACAAAGATGGATTAGGGAGGATATACCAAAAGGGTTAACAAGAGAGAATGCTACAGATTATGTAGACTATATAGATGAGGAGTTTAGAAGAAGAAGAGATGGCTTATGGTTTTATAATAATGGTATTCCTACTTATATTACTGGATCGCATTATATGTTTATTCAGTGGAGTAAAATAGATGTTGGTTATCCTGATTATAGAGATGCTAACAGAACGTTCTTTATTTTTTGGGAAGCGTGTAAAAACGACAAAAACTCTTACGGAATGTGTTTTCTTAAAAACAGACGTAGTGGTTTTTCTTATATGGCTAGTAGTGAGATAGTTAATCAGGCTACTCAAGTTTACGATAGTAATTTTGGTTTACTTTCTAAAACTGGTGCTGATGCTAAAACCATGTTTACAGATAAGGTAGTTCGTATATATAGAAACTACCCATTCTTTTTTCAACCCATACAAGATGGTTCTAGTAATCCACGTGTAGAGTTGGCATTTAGAGAACCTGCCAAGAAGATAACAAGGAATCAAAAGCATATAGAGAAGTCTGAAGCACTTAATTCTATAATAGATTGGAAGAATACTGCTGACAATAGTTATGATGGTATGAAGCTTAAGCTTTTAGTACATGATGAGGCTGGTAAGTGGACAGGTCAAAACTCTATAAAGAAAAACTGGGGTGTAACTCAAACTTGTCTTTTATTGGGTAGAAAAGTAGTTGGTAAGTGCATGATGGGTTCTACTGCTAATAAACAACAAGATGGTGGTGCAGAGTTTAAGGATATATTTTATGACTCTAACATGGAAGAAAAAGATCTTAATGGTAGAACTAAAAGTGGTTTGTATAAACTTTTTATACCAGCTTATGATAATCTTGAAGGTTTTATAGATGAGTATGGATATAGTGTTATAGATACTCCTGATAAGCCAGTTATGGGTATTGACGATATGTATATTGATACTGGTGCTAGAGATTATATACAAAATAGAAGAGATGTTTTAAAAGATGATACAACAGCGTTATCAGAGTTTAAACGTCAGTTTCCATTTACTGTAGAGGAAGCATTTAGAAATGACACACAAAGTTGTATATTTGATGTCGAAAGGATTTATCAGCAGATGGATTATAACGAAGTTAATAATACTCCTACAACAAGAGGAGAGTTTGTTTGGAAAAATGGCGTACAAGACAGCGAGGTTATATGGATACCTCACAGAAAAGGTAAGTGGGAGATTACTTGGGTTCCAGAACTTCAAAACCAAAATGTTATTACATCTAGGTATAACAAGAAGTTCCCTGGTAAATCAGATGCTTTGGTTGCAGGATGTGACCCTTATGATCATGATACCACTACGGATGGTAGAAGGTCTGATGCTGCTGCTCATGTATTCCATAAGTTTAGTATGGCAAGTGATGCGTCTATGCAGTTTGTGTGTGAGTACATTAATAGACCTCCTAAAGCAGAGATATTTTACGAAGACATGATTAAAATGTGTGTTTTTTATGGTTGTCAAATACTAGTAGAGAATAATAAAGTAGGAATACTAAAGTATTTTGAAAACAGAGGTTATTATGAATACCTGATGGATAGACCAGATATGACACATACAGAATGGAGTAAAGGGAAACAAAAAACAAAAGGAATACCTGGGTCAGGTGCTGCAGTAATTAATGCTCAAGCAGAAGCTATAGCAACATATATATATGACCACGTTGGTTATAATGCAGATACTGGAGAGATTGGTAAGTGTTTTTTTAACACGCTTTTAGATGATTGGAGTAGATTTGAGATAGATAATAGAACAAAGTACGATGCTAGTATATCGTCATCATTAGCTTTACTAGCATCACAGAAATATATAAAACCTAAAAAAGAAATAAAAAAAGCAAACCCTATAGTGAAAAAATATAATGTTAAGGGGATGTATAGTAAAAGAATTAAGGCATGATGTATAATAATACAAAAGATAAGTTAAATGGCTATCCTTCTCCGTTAGCTACGAATGAAGAAAAAGCTGACATTAAGTATGGTCTTGATTACTTTAAGGCTATGTATTATGATCATAGTAAAAATTCAGATGTCTACCATAGAGATAGAAAGATAAGATATTCTAGAAATAGAGCATACGCTGAGGGTAGTCAGGATATAGGAAAGTATAAAGACCTGTTGGATGTACAAGGTGATACTGCTTATCTTAATATAGATTTTACTCCAGTATCAATAATACCAAAGTTTGTTGACGTTATAGTTAACGGTATGGTTAATCAGGAGTACGATATAAAAGCAAAATCTATAGACCCTATAGCTGCAGAAGAAAGATTAAATAAGAAGAAGCAGATGTATGCTGATATGATTACCAAAGACTTTGTAGAAGGTCTAGAAGATCAAACTGGTATACCTCTTGCTCCTAAAGGTTTTGTTGCTAAGAGCTCTGAAGAAATAGATATGTTTATGGCTATAAACTATAAACAAAATGTAGAGATAGCATTAGAAAAAGCAATAGAGTATACTTTAGATATAAACGATTACGATGAAGTTAAAAGATTAATGATTCGTGATTTAGTTGTTTTAGGTTTATGCTCTTCTAAAATTGAGTTATCTCCTTCTAGAGGTGTTACAATTAGACACGTAGATCCTGCTAATCTTATTACTTCATATTCATCAAAGCCTGACTATAAAAACGTTAGGCATGCGGGTGAGATTTATTCTATGACTATAGCTGATCTTAAGCAGCAAGCTGGAGATCAGTTTAGTGAAGATGATTATCAAAAGATAGCTAAAGAGTATGCAGGTAAGAATAACAACCCTATGACTTATGGTGATAGAGCTTATTATGATAATGGTAACGAAACTTATGATTACGATAAGTTTAGTGTTAATGTTTTAGACGCTGAGTTTATTACAAGTCACTCTTTAAATTACGAGAAGAAAGAAAATAAGTTTGGTGGTTTTTCTGTAAATAAAAAAGCATCTAACTATAAGGCTCCTAAAAAGTCAAAAACTAAAAGAGAAAACATAGGGTCTTCAGTAAAAGTGGTTTATACTGGTAAGTATATAGTAAATACAGATTATATATTTAATTATGGCATGATGGAAAACATGCCTAGATCTAAATCTAATTTATCAGAGACTAATTTATCATATATTATATATCAACCTAATCTCTATAAGATGAAGAGCAAATCTTTGGTTGATAGAATGATTCCTTTTGCTGATCAGATACAATTAGCTCACCTTAAAATACAACATGTTCTTGCAAAGGCTAGACCAAAAGGTGCTGCCTTTGAAATTGGTTCTTTAGAAAACGTATCAAAAGGTGATGGTGGAACATTCACTCCTTTAGAGCTTCAAGAGATATACGATCAAACTGGTAATATATACTATAGACGTATAGATGATGAAGGTAATATGACTGGTGCAGTACCTATTGCTGAGTTAGAAAATGGTATAGGTAGAGATTTTGGAACTTTAATAAATGTTTATAATCATAATCTACAGATGATTCGTGATGTGACTGGTATTAATGAAGCACGAGATGCTTCTCAACCATCTAGCGAAGCACTTGTAGGTGTTCAAAAGCTAGCTTTATTAGCATCTAATAACGCTACAAGAGATATAAATGATGCTTATTTAAATGTTACAAAAAGAACTTCTCAGTGTATATCTATGAGAATGCAAGATCTTTTAAATTATAAAGGTCTACATAGTATGTATAGCAACGTTATAGGTGACACTGCAATGCACAGCATAGATATGATGAAGAAGATGTCTATACATGAGTTTGGTATAACTCTAGAGGTTGCACCTAGTGAAGAAGAAAGACAGATGATGGAGCAAAACATTCAAGTTTCTTTAGCTCAGAAAGAGCTTAGACTTGAGGATGCTATAATGATACGTTCTATTAGAAATATTAAGATGGCTAATCAGATGCTTATTCTTCGTAGAACTAAATATCAAGAAGAGCAGCAAGCTCAAGCAAGACAAGCATCAGAGCAAAACGCTATGATGCAACAACAGTCAGCACAACAGGCTGCACAGCTAAAGCAACAGCAAATGCAAGCTGAGGTTCAAATAGAGCAAGCACGTATTCAGGCTAAAAATCAAGCAGAGATGCAGCTAAAGCAATTAGAGTTCCAACTAAAAGAACAGTTTGAGCAATCTCAGCACGAGAGAAGATTAAGAGAAATAGAGTTAGGTAACTTAGGTAAAGAGGGTGCTGCGTCTGTTCAAGGAGAGGTTCGTAAGGCTATTCAAGAACAGTCTGCTATGAATCAATCTCAACTTATAGAACAGAGAAAAGATCGTAGAGGTCCTTTAGGTGAAGAACAAAAGATATCTCAATAGTTTGATATTAATATAAAAAAAATTATATTTGCGAAATTAACATAAATTAAATTTAAGACAATGGATATAAGAGAAGACTTATTAAGTAAACTTGGTGGAGAGGTTGTTCAACCACAAAACCAACAAAATATTGTAGACTTAACTGGTGATGAAAACCAACCAGCTGAGTCTCAACCTACAACGCAGGAACCTTCTAACGTTGTAGATTTAACACAAGAGAGTTCTTTAAATACTGAGGAGACTAACGTTGATGAATCTCAAGTTAGTCAACAGCAAGAGGGTGAGGAAATCAGTGATGACGAAGTTGTCTTACAATACCTTAGCGAAAAGCTTGGGCGAGACCTAACATCATTTGATGATCTTAACACAACTACTAGTACAGAAACAGAAAGCAATGACTTTGCTAGCGATCAGCTACGAGTTATCAATGAGTATGTTAAAAACACTGGTCGTACAGTTCAAGATTACCTAAACACTCAAACTGTTGATTTATCCAACGTGTCTGATGATGCAGTCTTAAAGGAGTATCTAAGATTAGATAATCCTAATTTAACTGAAGCTGAGTTAAATGATTACATGGCTACAACATACAAGATGGACAAAGAGGAGTATAACGAGAGACAAATGAACGCTGGTAAGGTTCAGCTCATGAAGGACGCTAAAGCTGCTAGAGACTACTTTAACGAGGTCAAAGAAGAGTATGCTATGCCTACAGAGTCAGAAAGTTCTTCTATATCCCCAGAGGATAGGGAAGAATGGATTGGTACTATGAGTGCTGAGGTTGATGACTTGGATGGTATATCATTCGCTATGAACGATCAAGGTGAGGAGTTTGTTTATCAACTTGATGATTCTGCAAGGAATGAAATCAAGGGGTACAACTCAGACCTAGAAAGTTTCTTTGATCAGTATGTAGACGAAGGTGGTAACTGGGACTTTGACAAGCTTAATACAGATATGTATATCTTGAACAACATAGATAAGATTGTTCGAGGTGTCGCTAATCAGTACAGAAGCAAAGGAACAGAAAGCGTAATTAATGAGATTAAGAACCCATCATTTGCACAAGACAAGCAAGATGCACCTCAGAAGCAACAGACAACTCTTGATATGTTAAGAAAACAAATTTTAGGTTAAAAAAGAAAATTAATTACTATTTATTTAAAATTATAAAAAAATGGCAACAGTAAGTTTAGCCTCAGGAATGGTGCCAACACCTTCTAATGTGGCAGTTGCAAGCACATCAAACTATGTAGGTACATCAACGTTAATTAATGCTGATGGTACAGATGGTATTCCATTACATAAACGTGATGTAGATGAGCAACTAATTAAACGATACGGTAATCAAGGGATTACTGGATTAATGGAATTGTTGGGTAACAAGAAAGAAACTACTCAACAAACTTTTGAACACTATGAAGAAACTTTCCTTCACAATCACTTTACAGGTGCTATCTCTAGTAACGATTTAACTATTGATAATGCTTTTGATGATTTAGGTAATGCTTCAGGTAATACAGCAGTTCGTGATGGCGACCTTTTGTTAGGTAATACAGGTGTTATGTATTATGTAACTGGTAAAGCTGATGGTTCTGCGTCTTCTCAACCAGAAGATAACTTTCAATTAAAATTAGTTTCTACAGGTGCTCTAGCTGGTTCTCCTTCTGATACATCATTTACTATCGTAGGTAATGCTTACGCAGAAAGAACTGATCAACCAGTTGGTATTACACCTCGTGTAGATCAATACCAAAACAAGTGTCAAATTATTAAAGAATCATTTACTGTTTCAGGATCTGAAGCTACAAATGTTATTTATGTAAAAGTAAACAACCAAGAATTTGGTACTGGTTACTTATGGTACTTACAAGGTGAGGCTGATACTTACCAAAGATTTATGGACTACTCTGAGCTTGCAATGATTGTAGGTCAAGCAGGTGATAGTACTTTAGATGATGGTGCTACTGATGGTGCTGGATCTACAGTAGTAACAACAGAAGGTCTTTTATCTTTTATTGAAAACAAAGGTCAGACTATGGATCTTGGTTCTTCAGCAATTACAATGGCTGACTTTGATGCTGCTGTAAAATCTTTAGATAAACACAGAGGTGCAAAAGAGATGGCTCTTTACGCTGGTATTAATTTATCTTTAGATATTGATGACTTATTAGCTTCTCAAGGTGCTTACGCAGCTGGAGGTGCTAACTATGGTACTTTTGCTAACAGCAAAGACATAGCGTTGAATTTAGGCTTTAACTCTTTTTCTCGTGGTGGTTACACTTTCCACAAGAAAACTTATGACCTATTTAATCGTCCTGACTTGTTAGGTGGTACTGGATTTAATTTTAACGGTTTTGGTATGTGTATTCCTATGGATAACCAAAGAGATCCACGATCAGGAGAAAGTATTCCTTCTTTGCGTATGCGATACAAAGCTGCGAATGGTTACTCTCGTGAGATGGAGCACTGGTTAACTGGATCTGCAGTTTTACAAAACAAAACTAACGAAAAAGACGAGTTGCGATCTCACTACCGTACTGAACGTGGTTTTGAAGGATTTGCTCCTAACCGTTTCTTATTGTTCAAAAAATCATAATTAACCTAGATAATGGAAGGGAGTAATCCCTTCCTAATCTTTTTAAAAAAAATATATATATTATGATAGATATACACGAAAAATTCTTTTATTTTCAAGAAACATTTAGTGCAGATACTGCAAGTACCATTGGAAGTGGTGATGTTGCTATGTATCCTGTATCTTCTTTCTTGGGATTTGATACTGTAGACACCAGTGATAGCACTGTTGTTTTAAATATGAGATTTAAGCCTCTTCTGAGATCTGTTAATGATACAGCTTCAGCAACTTCTGATGACGTTGATTTAATGGCTTTAACTGTGACTGCTAATAAGCAAAAAGATGTTATTAAAGCTATTACAGATAAATTAAATGAACCTTTATCTAGAGATAGTGGTTTTATTGTTATTGCAGATAATGAAGGTGCAGACGGATCTTCTTCTGAGTATGTTAGTGAGCATGTAACTAGCGTTGTTGTAACTATTAGAGCTGCTTCTTAATTTTAACTTTTAAAAAAAAAGAAATATGAAAATGTTATATATAATGGCTGCTACAGATGGTGCATTTGATGCAGACAGTGCTACAGCTCCTGACTCAGTTTGTTATCCTATATCTAGATTTAAAGGTCTTATGTCTACTGATGATAAGAATTTTGATCTTATGTTTGAGGCACTTCAATCTGCAGGTACAGACACAGCTAATGATTCAGGTGGTAAGGATAAAATTAGTTTTGTAATAAGTACTAGTAATAATATAAAATCTGCTGCAAAAGCAATAGTTCAAGCAATCAACAAGTTTGTTGGAAAAGACAATGGATTCGTTGTTTTAGCTGACGCTTCTGATGCTAATTTAATGCCAAGTAGTGATTTTACCACTAGTATTACCATTTTAGTTGATGAGCCTGCATAAGGTTTATTGATAATATTACTGGAAGGGGCTTGTCCCCTTCCTTTTATAAAACTTTAAGTTAATTTTAGAAAATAATTATTATGACACCAACAAAAACACGTAAGGCTGTTACGCCTCCTACGTCTACTAAGGTTGAAGCTAAAGCTCCCGTAGTAGAAAAAAAATTCACTCCTCAATTTACTAATAGAAAACAAGAGTATAAACCTTCTGTTTATCAATTAGTTTCTAAATCTGTAAATCAAAAAACTAAAATGCCTCAATACCCTATAGTTTCTTTACTTAAGGCTGAGGATGTTATATTTGATCCAGAAAAAGGAGAAAATAGAAAAATTAGATACGTCCCTGGAGAGACATCTATATTTGTAGATGACCAAGCAGAGAACGCAAAGATGAGAGAGCCTATAGCTTTTAATAATGGTTATCTTTTTGTAGATCACACAAATCCAACTTTAAAACTTTATTTGGACACTTGCAATGCAAACGGTAGTAATCCTAATAGGATTAAGTCTAAAAATATTATGTTTAATTTAAAGGACGATGAAAAATCTGCTCAAGATAAAATAGCAAAAGTAACAGATACTATGGATGCTGTTCAATCTGCTCTTAAAATGCCTTTAAATGAGCTTGTAGGATATGCTAAAGTATTAGGTGTTAATACTAATAAAAGTACTGATGAAATTCGCTGGGATATGAAAATTCAAGCAGAAAAAAATCCTACAGCTTTCTTGGCAGGTATGAATGACCCTAGGACAGAAATGAAGCAGTTACTATTAATGGCTCAAGATTTTAATATTATTTCTATGAGAAAAACAGGTATAACTTGGGTTTCTTCAGGTAATACAATATGCGTACCTGCTATAGGAACTAAACCTATTGATAGAATGGTAGACTTTTGCTCTCAAGGTGAAGGAGAACAAGTGTACGCTGAGATAGAACGTAGGCTACAAGCCCTTAATGGATAATACATTAAGACTATATATATAGAAGGGGGACTTAACGGTCTCCCTTTTTTTTGATATACGGATTTATTTCGTACTTTTGCTAGGGAATAAAATAAACAATAATGACGATTGATGAAGTATATAAGCTAGTTCAGATATTTGCAAATAAGGAGCAGAGAGGGTTTATAAGTCCATCTGACTTCAACCTTTTAGCAAAGCAAGCTGAACATGAGCTGTACAATAAAAGACTTTCTATAGTAAAACAAAAATCACCTACAAGAAAATCTCAAGGATTATACGCAGAAAATTTATCTCCAGAGCTGTCAAGACAAGATATATCTACCTTTTTAAATAGAGCTGATGTAAATACGAATAGTACAACGGTACCATACATGGGAAGTACTGTGAGTGTAGTTTCTGATTATGTAGAATCCATGTTTATTCATGCGGATGAACATCACGATATTTCACATCACATTCCTGTAGATATTGTAGAGCCAAAAGATATAAGTCAAATACTTAGAAGTAGTTTGGTTAAGCCATCTATAGAATATCCTGTAGCTTTACTTGGAGCAGATGGCGGTACATCAAAGGTGTTTAGTGTATTTCCTGAAAGTATAGATAAAGTTATAATTTACCACTACAGAAATACTAATACACCAAAATGGAGTTATGTTACTGTAGCAGGTAAGCCTGTTCATGATTCTTCATCATCAACTGAATTTCAAATATCTAGTAGATGTCATGGAGAGATTGTAGTAAAAATATTAGAATATTTAGGGGTTTCAATTAGAGAGGCTGATGTTGTTCAGTACGCACAGGCAAGTGAATTAAAAGCAGATAGTTAATTATGGCAATAGATTACACAAGTATAGATGAGGTCGTAAATGACTTTCAATTAATGATGGATGATACGTCTTATGATAAAGACGCACAAATCTATCAATTAAGATTATTAGCATTACAAGGATTAAGAGAGCTTAAGTTTGACGCAGAACAAGAGGTAAAAACAATAGAAGAAATTGTTAGTTCAAGTAAGTTAAATATTACTTTACCTGATGATTTTGTTAAAATGTTAAAAATTGGTTATAAAAACAGTGCTGATGAGTTTGTTTCTTTAGGTTATAAGGATAATCTATCTTTAGATGCAACTGTAAATTCACAGATAAGCGAAGATCCTTATGATGAGAACAATCCATATTTTCATACTGACATGGGTAGAAAATACGGTGTAGGAGGTGGTCAAAATTCCTTGGGATATTATAGACTAAACAGAAATGATAACACTATAAACTTTTCTTCAGACCTTGCTGGTAAAAAAATATTTATAGAATATATTTCTGATGGTATAGGTTCTACTCAACCAAGAGATCATGTCATAAAGCTTACGTTTAATTCTGCTGGTTTGTCAGGTAATCAAATTCGTAACGGAGCTTTACTAAAAATCCCAATACCTGATACTACATTTGCTGCTTACACTTTTGTTTTTAAGACTTCAGAGCTAACTACAAGTGCAAACGATAGTGCTGGTTATATTATTAAGTTTTCAGAAAATGATTCTTCTGAGACTATAGCAGAAAAATTTTCTACCATAATAAATGAAGGCTATCCTGATTTAGCTATATCTGCTAGAGACACTAAAATAAAAGCATCTCAAAATACAAATTCGAATGAAGTTATTTTAACATATAAAAACATAGGTGTAGATCCTGCTAGTCTTTCTAAAACATTTCTTGATATTAATACAAGTCAAACTATCGGTGGTACAACAAATATTAAAGTTTTAATAACACCAATTGAATTAATTCAAAAAGGTTCTAAAGGATCAGGACCTAGAGTTCACAAATTTTGTGAAGAAGCTCTTAGATGTTATATATATTACAAATATATTCAAAGAAAGCGTGGTGTTCCTGCTAACGAAAAACAAATGGCTAAGAGAGCATATTACAACGAGAAAAGATTAGCTAGGGCTAGAATGATGAGCTTTAATAAAGAAGCTGCTATGCAAATTTCTAGAAAAGCATTTAAACAATCTCCTAAGATATAATTTACAATGGCACAAGATAAGAAAGTTTTTACAGGTGGGATGGATAAAGATTCTGATCCTCGCTTGATCAAACAGGGTGATTACAGAGATGCTTTAAATATAAGAACTGTATCATCATCAGATTCTACAGCAGGATCTGTTGAAAATATAGAAGGTAACACGCTAGTACCTTATAATTTTATTACTGAAAGTAATCAGTATGTAAATGTAGAATCAGGTATAGGTGTTAATGGTACAAATATTAGTATAGAAAATGTTGAGCCTGAACTTATACTCTTATCTCAAACTATATTTTTTTTAGGAACAGAATCAATAAACAATCAGTCTAGTTTTACACTAGGATATGAAACTAGCGAATCAAGTGATCCTGTTTTTATAGATACATCTTTTACTTCTTGGTATGGTAATACTCAATTAACTTCTACTTCAAATATACTTTATGAAAAATTTGGTCCAGGAGGTCCGCTTTCTTCTTTTAGTGTAGTAGATATTAACACAGGTCTTAGTTTAAATATAACTGCTTCAGTAGATTTTCTTCCTGGTGATGTATTTGATGGTTCAAATATATTTGGAGTAACATTTACATCTACTCAACCTGGTGGTGAATTTAGCCTGGTCTTGGAAAGTGGGTCTTATACAAATGAATCTTATCCTGACTTACTATATGTTTTAAATGAGGATTATGGTAGTTTATTCTACGATACTGCTACTTTAAGTTATTACATTGGAGACAGTATTTTTATTGCTAGTTCTAATGGTTTTTCTCAGTCTAACGATGACACTAATGTAGATGATGACGGGACCTCATTTGGTCCTGGTCCTGCGGTTAGTGTTTTAGGAGGAGGTATAATAGACTTAGTTATTGAGGGAGAACAACCAGAAATTTATCCTGGTGATCCTGAGGTTACTAACCCTAATACAGATGAAGTTACAACTGGTGGTGTTAATATATATTCTTATGATCAAACTAGTGGAGATGGACTATCTGTTGATGATTATATTATAACAGAAGTTTTAAATTTAACTGAGTCAACTGATAAATTTGACAGTGGTGGTGAGTTTCAGTTTGGTTCATCTCAAGATAGTATATCTCAATTTTTTGATGACGCTATATCTAATGATAAGTTTGGAGAGGTAATAATAGAGGGTACTAATGGTAGTACTACTGATTTATCAAGTATTACAACTAACTTTGTTAAAACTACAAGCCTTGGTGGTAAAGCCTCTGTTGCAGGTAGAAATAACCCAGATAGTGTTAGTTATTCTCAGTTAGAGTTTTATTTCAATAGTGAGGAGGTTTCAGAGGGAGATGGATTTAGTATTAGTGAGGGTACTTTAACTTTTAGTGGTGTTGATGTAAAAGCTATAAATACTTATGTTCTTAACGCAAATATAATAGAGGGTAAAAACTTTAAGTTAGATTTAACTATATCAGGATTACCATCTGGTAATAGTTTTACTGTTAATGTAGGTAATGACACCTTTGGTACAATAAGTGCTGACGGGTCTCATAGTATATTTATAAACGACCCTAACAATTCTTCTGTTATATTTTTACAGTTTGATAAAGATTTCACATCTTCTGATACCCTTACCCTAACAAGCGTTAGATTATTTTTAGAAGACGAGCAAGTAGATAGCCTAACTATTAGGTTAGCTTCACCAAGCTTAACAAGGTTTAAATTAGCTTTTGCAGCAAGTGAAACTCAGTTAAGAAGTGATTTAGTAGCTGGAAATCCAGTTACTACTTTACCATCTTGGTATAGTGGTACTTCAATAAAACTTATTAATAGATCTATTGGTACAACTGATTTATCTTCAGTTAATGTTGATTATCAGGAGTTGTTATTAGAGTTAGATGAAGCTAACAGTAGAATAAGAGTTTTAACAGCACAGCTAAACTCAATAACAAGCTCGTATAATGCCCAAATAGTTAAGTTACAAAATCAATTGGATGTAGCTAATTCAAACTTAGCTCAAGTTAATATTGAGTTAGCTAACGCAGTTGCATTTGCAGACAGACTTCAACGTGAAAATGAAGTTCTTTTAGATGCTCAAAGACAATTAGAATCTATTATAGCAAACTTTATAGTAGAGGTTTCAAATCCAAGACCAGAAGAACTTATTGATATTTACGAAGGAAGTATAGAAGGTATTCATCATGCACTTGATTTAATAGCTGCAGACTTAGTTAACGTATCTACAACTACTCTTGTTAATGCTGATCTTCAAGCTACAATAGATGAGTTGACAGCAGAAAACGAAAGTTTAAAAATTCAATTAAATGATTTAGAACAGCAGATTAATGTTAAAGATAATACCATAGTAGAGTTAAATACTCAATTAACTGGTCTTCAAAATGCAAATGACAATTTAATTAGTGACATCAATATTTTAAACAATGAAATAGATAATATTTCAGATAATTTTTCTTCGTATGAAGCTGCAGTAGGATCTGAACTTCTTAATGCGAGTGATTACTTAGGTGAGACCGCTACCTTAGAAAATCTTGCTGCCTTAATTTCTAATACTCTTAATGTTCAATCTTCTAACTATGAAGATCAAATTAATGGTCTTCAAACTGCATTAGATGATGCTCAATCTTTAGCAACTCAAGCTGAAATTGACGCTGCTTTTACACAGGGAGCTCTCTCAATAGATATTACTTCTGATAACGCAGCTATAGTTGCTGCTGCTTATGCAGATGGTGCTGCTTCGATAACTCCAGAAGATGGTATTACACAGGCTGATGTAGATGCGGTTATGGCTCAAGCAGCGTCTTTTTCTCAAGCTCTTGCCGAAGTAACATCTGAATTTAATATACTAAAAGATTTGTATGATGCAGTTTTAGAAAATCAGGAAGATGGTATAACGCAAGCTAATATTGATGCTATTCAAATTGCTGCTGATAATGCTGTTGCTCAAGCACAAGCAGAATTAGATCAAGCATTAGCTGATAAGCAAGCTGCAGATGATGCTTTATCTGTTGCACAGGGTGATCTTGATGATGCACAAGCTGATCTTGCTCAGGCACAATCTGATCTTGCTGAGGCAGAATCTGATAACGATGCTGCTGGTGTACAACTTGCTGAGAATAATATTACCATTGCTGACCTACAGATTCAAGCTGCTGAAAATGAAGTTACTATTGCTAGTCAAACAGCTACTATTGCTGATCAACAGGCTGAAATAGATCAATTAGAGCTTGATGTAATTCAAGCTTTTGCTAACGGTGAGGCATCTGCATTAGCAAATGTTGAGGATGTAGTGTCAGATAATATTACAGAGGCTTATAATGAAGGTGCTGCTGCTGTAGTTGGAATTATTACTGGGACAACAATTGATCCATCTGTATTTAATGATCCAAGCTTTGATGCTGCTTCTGAGGCTAGTAATTTTATTGAGGAACTTCAAGCTGATCTTGCAGTGGCTCAAGACAATGCTCTAGTAGCTCAACTTCAGCTTCTTCCAGTACAAATTGCATTATTTGAAGCTGAACAACTTAATAATTCTTTACAAGAAACAATAGATACCTTTAATGCTACAGTTGGTCTAAGTTTTGTAGAAATTGTTCCAGATCCATTGCTTAACTCTGGTACTTTTGTTCAACAGGGTATTCCTGTTGAGGGATATCAACAAGCTTTTTTTTCTCATTCCAATGGTGCTATTAAATTTGACGACCCTAGTAATCAAAATTTTTCTCAATATTTTGATATTGCTCAAATTAGTGAGGTAACAAATGTTACTATACCTGCAAGTAAAGTTAATTATCTTAGGCTTGTTGTTAACGTTCCTCAAAATGACCTTGAACTTATGGGTATTTTACCAGGAACTGCGAGTGGACTTGAATTTCATCTTGTTAGCGGGGATGACGATAATCAATACGGAGCAAACTACCCAGCTGTATTTAAAAATGATCAAGGAAACTCACCAGCAATTAATCCAGGTCAAACTGGCACTTTTACACTTTCAGTAGTTGATCCATATATTGGACCCGATATAGTTAACGCAAGATATATAATAAAAGTTAAGGGTACTGATTTTAACACTAATTTTGTACCTCCAGATAATTTCACTGCAGGAATTACTATAGATAGCATTTCTATATCGTATGTTGATAGCGTTTCAGGTCTAACACAAGGTTTTGTAGCGAACCTTAAAGATTTATTTCAAGAACAAGCTGAATCTGCTGAATCTGTAAATGAAGCTATAGAAGATTCTATAACAGATTTATCTTCTGATTTTGATGTTATTAGTAGTCAAATACAAGATTATACAAATTTATTGAATAGATTTAATGCTATTTCTGATGAGCTTCAAACTTCTATAAACAATTCTATACAAGAGTTGGCATTAACAAGCACTATAGATCAAGGTTATATTGATGGTGTAACACTTGCTTTTGAAAATAATCAAGCTACCCTTAATGAAGATATAATTGCTTTATCAGACCTTCAAACCTACCTTTTGGGTCAAGTTTACAGTTTACCTGCAGATGATCTGAATCCTGAAGGTTTTTTATTTGATGTAAATTTAAATAGAGCTACTGCATGTTATAATCTTTATGAGTTCTTTTTGCCAACTGGTATAGACTATAGTACTAGTAGTGCGGCAGCAATGAATAATTACGCCTATACTCTTGTTTTAAAAAATTCAAATGTTTTTCCAGGAGAAGAATATACTTTTGGAAAAGTTGTTCAAGCTGAACATATTAGTCAACAGTACAGAAAAAATCTCCAAGGTACTCAGGGGTTTTGGAGTAGCGATGAGGCTCACGATGGTGCTCCATTTCAAAACATTGTAAAAACAATTATAAAAGATTATCATTTATATACTTATAGTGAGGAAAGTTCTGTTGACTCTATGTTTAAAGGATATGCAGGCGTATCAGATAGACATGATCCCAATACAGGATATCTTTTAAACCCTGGGTCTTATGGGTATCAAGTTCCTTTTGGAGACGAAAATATAGAAATACAAGTAGACTTTGATTTTGGTTTTGGAGTGGATTATACTAATTACGCATCATTTGCTGAAGGTGGTATAACTAACGATATTTCGTGGGCTGCTTCAGCAAACAATGATAATCAGTTTATGATTAAAGTGTTAGATAATAGGGATGGATGGGAGCTTTACTTAGATACTTATACAGCTTTAGGAGAGCTTTATAATACACAGCTTCTTAGTAATAGTCAAAGCTTTAGTTCGCTTAATTCTATAAACATTCTTGATTATAGTAACGGAGGTGATGGTATGCACTCTTACAAGGACAACACTGTTGGTGATGCTTCTAATACTAATCAAATTGAAAGTGACGCTAAAGTAGATATTTCAGTACTGTCAACTAATTTAAATTCTCAAAATCGTAGTATACCACAGCCTCAACAGTCAGGAACTGCAGAAAACTTTGTTAGAGCAGCATCATCTGATAATTATAGTGCTTATAATTTAGATGCACCATCAACAGTACCATCTTCTAATTCTGACATTATAGTAAATAAATCTGTAGATAAAAAACCTATCATAACAAGAGGCGTTAGAAGATATGTTTACAATTCAATATTAGAGAAAAATAAGTCTATTAGTTTAGCTAGTGAAGATTTTGTTTGTATTGGATCTTATGAAGATAAACCTTTAAGTAGAATATATTACTTTGTTCATGACACCTCTGTAAACAATTTTGACTGCATATTAGAGTACGACTTAATATTAGATAACATTAAAACTGTATATCAAGATGGTAGGTTAGGATCTAATGGTGATGTAGAAACTGTTCTTAATTTTGATAAGTTTAATTCAATTACAGGTGTTAGTAAGGTTGATGATATTTTATATTTTACAGATAATTTTAATAGACCTAGAAAAATTAATGTTGAGTTAGGTAAAAAGAACGAAGAAAATATTAATAATGCTATTAAGATTGAGGATGTATTCTTTCCTGGTGGTTTTGATAAATCAGCATTTTTATCTTTTGAAGATCAAAAAATAAGATCACTTAAAGTTGGTGATAACGTGTTTTATCAAAAGAAACCTTCAGTTTCACAGATTGAAGACATAAATCAAGTTCAATTTAATGGTTGGTCTGAAGTTATTGGTATTGTTAGAAGAATATCAAATGATCCTCTAACTGGGTTTACTTTTAATGTTACCAGTGGTAGTAATACGATTACTGCTAGTCAGTCAATACTTAGTAACAACACTTTAGCTAAAGGAGAGTTTATTGGGATTATGGATAATGATAATTTCGCTAGATTCTTTAAAGTCACAAACATAAATGCAACTACAATAACAGTTGAGACACCACCTAATTTTACAGCACCAGCTGCAAAACCTTTAAATATACTAGTAAACGATATAGAAACATCTATAGGTGCTATATTAACCAACTGTCCTTTTGAGAACAGTGGTGTTGCTTTAGGTATTCTAATGCACGCAGATCCTGATGATGCTTACTCACCTTTGATTAGTTTTGGTGGTTATCATGATAAGGTTAAATATTTAGATGCTATTAAACATCAACCTGAATTAAGACCTCAAACTGAGCTAAAAATTGACTCTTCATCTAGTAAAAATAATATACTAGATAATTTATTTCAGTTTAAATATAGGTACACTCATTACGATAATGAAAACACATCATACAGTGGAATATCTGACATACAACCAGATAAGGTATTTTCAAAAAACGTACCTATAAAAGTTGACGATTATTCTAATATAAAAAACGTTATTGATGTAGAGTATTTCGACACCATATCAGATGTTAAAAAAATAGAAATAGTAGCTAGAACAGGAAACGATGGTGAGTTTGTTTTAGTAGATACTGTTCAGAATAACTTTACTAGTTATCTGAAGAAAATTAAAAATGATGTTATATCAGATCCTGCTTTTCACTTTGATGTACCTAAGTCTATAATTAAATTTAAAAACAATGGTGTTTATCCTTTTGTAGATAAAGCTGACTCTAATAAATTATTTGACTCTGTTCCTAAACTTGCTAAAGCACAAACAATATTGTCTAACAATAGAATCGCTTATGGTAACGTAGTTGAAGGTTTTGATAACACACCTATGGTGGTTGAGAGTGAGTTTTTAAACGAAGATAGCTCTGTTGTTGAGACCTCTACTTCACAGGTAGGTGTGTTTTTTGATAGTAGTGCTTCTAATTCGGTACCTACCCTAACCATTGGAAGTGGTAACGACGATACTAACAGTGCTGCTGAATCAAGTGGTTTAGCTGATGCTATTCAGGGTGTTTTTGGAAACTCATCATGGGATTCTAATAGTAGTGCCTCTTGTACAGTTAGTTTCTTTATAGACTTATCTGGTATTAGTCTTAATGATTCAAGCTCTCAATTTATAGATATAAATTTAGGGTGGGGAGTAAAAAGAAAGCCAGAAGCATTTGCAAACCCAATGAAAAGAGCTGGTACACTTTTAATGAGTGTTGATATAACAGGTGCATCAACAATAAATCAGGCTAGAGAAAGAATTATAGATCAATTTAATCAGGATCAGTTTGAAGGAGGAGCTAGTTTAACATCTTCTAATTATGATCAAGCAAATGATTCAGGTTTACTATCACTTACACTTACAGTCTCTGGTGTTAATATGATAAAAGTTAAGTGGATATGTAAAACAAATGGTTCTAATAATGAAGACTCAGGAGTTTTCACTGGATGGCAAAATTCTTTTGATGGATTTGTTTTAACTAGAACTAAAAATGACGTTGTTTTTACTAGTGGATCTGCTTCATCTAACTCTTTTAAAAACGGTGCTTTTCATGATTTTGGTGTAGCATATTTTGACGAGACAAATAGATGTTCTTTTGTAAATGTGGCTCCTGATTTTGGATCTGGAGTTGAGTTACAAGAAGGTTTTGGAACAGAATCTGTATTTCCTAATTTAAATGGTACTAGATGTTATAATCCTTTTGTTACTGAAGATAATATTTTACCTGGTCAGGTTTCTAGCATTAGTTTTGATATATATAATAAACCTCCTAGGTGGGCAACTCATTATCAAATGCTTTATGCTGGTAACACTTCTGTTGCAGAATTTGTCCAAATTACTATAGCTGATGCTATTATTGGAGATGGTAGTGATACTCAAATTTATTTATCTATAAACTCTTTAAAAGCAGAAAACTTAGGATATATAGACTCTTCTGGTGCTCTTATAGATTTTGATGCCACTAAAGGAGACAGAATTAGGTTTATTAGTTGTAAGGTTGGTGATGATAGAAAATTATTTAGAGAGTATTTAGATTTTGAAATTACAGGATTTGATTTTCACGATTCAGACAACCCAATATCAAGTACAGAAAACGGAAGTGGGTTTTACGTGAGAATTGCAGACCCAGAAAGTACTTCTATAACTATTGAAGATGGAGAATCTGTTAGTATAGCTCACTCAGGATTTAATTTAGCTACTAGTGGTTACAATAAACTTATAGCTGAGATATACAGACCTAAATTAAATCAAGAGCAGGAAAACTTAGTTTATTACGAAATTGGTGATAAAATAGAAATTGGAAATCCTGGTAAAGGAAATAGATACCATAGCGGTCAAATAAATCAAGTTCCTGATTATTTTTATGATAAAGATGTAAATACAGAAGTTTCTTTAATACCTGCTAAAGTAACTTTAGATGGTGGAGATGTTTATGTTAAATTTAGGAGAATGTTTACAAGCACATCTTCTGGTGATGTTTTAGAAAATACAGAATCTTTTGCTTGTGAAGACTATTTCTTAAATGATTTTCATAGAACTAATCACTACGATAAAGGTCGTATAAATGTAGTTAACAACAACTCAAAAGAAAGAAGACTTAAAGCCTCTGTGTTTTTCTCTGAGCCTCATGTGAGTACAGGTGCTATAAATGGTTTAAGTAACTTTAATCTAGCAAACACTCCTTATTTTGATTACAACAAAGATTTTGGATCTATTCAATATTTAAGTAATCAGAATAACGATTTAATCATATTCCATGAAAGTAAAGTTGGTAGAGTTTTAGTAGGTAAAGATATACTTAATACAGCCTCAGGAGAAGGTTTAGTTTCTTTATCTAATAATATTATAAGTGATTACTCTATTGTTTATTCGGGTCAGTATGGTTGCAGTTTAAATCCTGAGTCTATAGTTAAGCAGGGTAATGTGTTTTACTTTACAGATATACAAAGAGGTTCTGTCCTTAGATTATCTAATGATGGCATTACAGTTATATCTGAATATGGTATGAAGGACTACTTTAGAGATTTGGGTGAATTGTACTTAAAGTATAATCCAGCGTACAATAAGTTTCATTCAGTGTCTGAATATGCAAGTGATTTACAATTTAGCTCTTCTATTGTTGCTGGTTACGATCCTAAGTATAATGAGTATATAGTAACATTTCATTCAATAATTGGTAATAAGAGTGCTAGTCATACAAGTGAAAGTTATGTTTGGAGTGATAGTATTAGTACTTGGGACAATATAACAAGTAAACCTGAAAATGCTTTTGACGATAAAGTCGTTATATTTAATCCTGTTACTGTAGCATTTAGTGAAGAGTCAAATAGATGGACATCTTTTTATTCTTATATTCCTGATTACTATTGTAAAGTTAACAGACAACTTGTTACTTTTAAACAAGGTAGGTTATATAGACATAACGATTCAGATAAATACTCTAGAAGCAATCAATATTATAATAAGTTTTATGGTAACAACAACTTGTCTTATATTGACTTTGTATTTAACGCAGAGCCATCATCTGTTAAGACTTATAATGCTTTATCACTAGAGAGTGATACAAAATTTATTACAGGTCTATTCTCTAATATGGGACAATATTATGGTGGTTATGATGAGGTTATAACTACAAATATTGCCTTTAAAAAGGTAAATGGAACTTGTAGTATTAATTCAGATGGTTCACCTTTTGAAATAATTGGTATAAATACTAAATTTTATGAAGACGTATCTCCAGGTGATTTAATTAAAGTTATCGGAATTTCTTCTGAAGAGTACCATATAGTATCTAGAATAGTATCAAACACCTTAATAATTGTTAAGGATAAGGTAAATGTAGGTTTAAAAAATAACACTATGCTAGTTATTGACTATAAGTCTAAGGAGGGTATACAGTATGCTGACATTCCATTTTGTGAATCTAGTGTAGACTCTAAAATAGTTAAAAATAATTTTGGTGACGGATCAGATATACAAGGTGTTGGTGTAGTTTTAGGTTTAGATGATGATAAGAAAAACTTATCTATTAATACAAATCTATCAAACTCAAATCTTAACAAGGTTATAAAATTAAGCGAAATGGTTAACGGAGCAAGATATGTTATAGTAAACTTGCTTGATGGAGAAGATACTTTAATTACTAGTTCAGATTCATCTTACTTACCTGGTCAAGCATCTGTAGGTGATGTTATAACGTATAATGGTACTAACACATCTGGGAATAGTTTAGTTATGAGTGCCAATCTTAGCTTGTATATTAAAAAACTTAATGGAGATACTGTATTTTTAGGGTATCCATACCAGATAAAGTCTGGTACTTTTAATGAAAAAAGTGCAAATAAGATACTTATCGCTGGGAGTTACGATTACGACACTAGCTTTGATGGAGGCTTTTTATTCATGACTAAAACTGGCTCTATAGAAGGTGAAAGAATGAAGGGTAGTTATATGAGGACTATATTGGCTACTAACAGTAATCAATCTAAAAATAAGTTTAATCTTTACGCTGCAAACGCAGATGTAGACAAGAGTGAGCTTAGTAATAGATAATAAAAAAAATTTAGTACATTTGTAAAAATTCAAATCAATGGCACGTAGAGTAAAACCTAAAATAAAATATAACAAAAAAAAGAAAACACCTAAAGCATTTGTTGGAGCTGCAACAGCTGCACTTGGCTTAGGTAAATCTATATTTGGAGCTGTACAAGCTGGTAGAGCTAAAAAGGCAGAGAGAGCTTTTGACAAGAGTAGATTAGAGAGAGGAGTTAGCTCTGCAACACAAAAGTTGGCTGATCAACCTATAGATCAAAGTTATATAAATCAACTTCAACAACAGCAGGCTTCTGATAGAGCATCTGCTATGGGTGCTTTAGCTAAAGATCCTAGAAATGTTTTAGCAGGGGTTCAAGCTTTAGAGGGTCAGGCTGCAAAACAAAGAACAGGTCTTTTAGGTATGCAACAGCAGGCTAAAACTAGAGCTATGGAAAATTTAGCTAGAGAACAGCAAATGGCTGAGACTCAAAGACTAGGTGTTGCTGAAGCAGAACTTAAAGGTATACAAGCTGAAAAAGCTGCAGGTACTCAAAATATATTTGGTGGTATTGAAGATATAGCTAGTGGTATTGGTCAAATGTCCCCTAGTGGCGGAACTGGTGGTGGAACTGGTGGTGGAACTGGTAGAACACCAAAACTTGATGGTTCTTTGTTTGGCTCAGGTGGTTATCAAGGGTTAAACCCAAATAAATATGTTGGAATGGAAGACGGTGGTAAGATAGATAAAGATGGTGGAGTAACTCCTGGAGAGT